CTATAACCTCGTCCTGGATAACTGGCTCCGTGGTGGGTCCGCCCAACACGAGATCTGGCATGCTCGCGTAGATTGTGATAGTGGCCTTCGGAAAAGAGGCTCGTACTGTCTGCAACCGCTGCAGAGTCTCAAAGTGTAACAAGCCCAACTGGTTCGTTACCTCAAGAGGACACATGTCGTCGCGAAACAAGAAGGGCAAAACCATGTCTCCGCCTGTGTTGGTCGTGGGGTTAAGATACAGATGCTGGCGCTGCGACATTTGACACAATAACAATTCCCTGTTCGTACTGCTCTGTGACGTTGGCAGTCTGTTTTCACGCTGCAACGCAGGTAAAGGGTCATAGGCCACAACGTAGCGACCGGACAAAAACTGCTGCCCAGTGACCACGAACTTCAAATGCAAAGTTCCAGTGAAGAAGGCATAACCTTTCACCTTATCTCTCACAGTATTAGAGCGCATATAGGAGGACCAAGGATCAAAAACTTCTCCAAACTCAGTATCGTCTAACTGTATCTCGCGAATTTGAATTGGTCTCGCAAACCAATCGGCCAATTGCATACCAGGCACGACAGCCGAATGTCGAGTGGTGTCCATCTGTGACATATCAAGGGCATCATGGGTTGGACGGTCCATGTAAAATTGTGTTTGTCCTTGTGTAATCGTAGTGTTTGAGGTGAGCCGTTCTTTGTAAAGACGTGGGCGTTTGGCTCGATGGCGCACGTCTTGTTGTAGGTCTAGAACGCTGATCAGTCCACTAAATAGCAGAACCCCCCTGAAGGGTGCGTCGTCACTGTTAAGCTGTCGTGCGAAGACAACCTCTTCTTCGCACCGTAAATCATGAACAGCTACCGGTTCCTCCTCCGCGATGGACAAGTAACCTCGTTTTTCGACGGGTTTACAGAGCTCGTCGTAGCTCGTTCTCCATGGTACACAGCTGGAGAGACTGTATTTTTCGAGAATCCTCCCGAGACGGAAACGAAAAGTATCGTAGAACTCCTCACCCCGAGCAAATGCCTCATACAAGGCCGATCGTGCTGCTCCCACCGCTTGCTCTTCGTCGTCCACGTCTCCGTCGACGCGTGCGAGAAGGCCCTTGAACAGAGAATCGTCCTGTAACGCACCAACATATCGGTCAAGCTTAGGGTGGTACACTGTGCTTCGAGACAGAAAATCGAGGTCCTTCCAATTCACTCTTCCTGGCGCTGTAGCAAGGTCAGCATTCTTGACTGTCGGGGTTATGACGATGCCCATTCGAGAAAAGGCCGCTGCCATTGACTGCAGCGTGACACGCTTGTCTTTGCATTGGAGGAAAGCGTCATCCCCATAAGTCATAAGACGAGTAAAAGATCTAAAGTCAACTCTGGCAGTGATATCCCATATAGCACAATAGGTTCGCATAGCGTTGTCAAGGCAATTGAAAATTGTGGTAGTACCTATTCCTGACGGGTTTGAACCCCGCAATTGCAGAATGACGCCATCAAAGACAGTACTAGGGAAGATCCATTGTGACAATCCACGCCTCACGTGTTCTATCCAGCCAGGTCCTGCTCCGCATTCAGCCATTAGCTCCGTAATAAAACGAAGAATTTCAGCTTTCATCTGGGGACTCACATGCTGGTCAAACTTCTTGTAATCATATTGGATAATATCGCACTCATCTGTCATAATATCCCGAACCATTCTGTCCCAGCCTACACCAAGTGCATCCATGCCGATTGCCACGCCAAGATTCCTGTTGTGCAACGACATAGCAGATAACAACCACCCCAAATGCTTGCGAATCCACAATGTGTAGGTTATGTTGCTTGCCTGAAAAACCCTCGCCTTCTTTCTCTGGCCCATTAACACAGGTTCATCCTTGAGTGAAGCCTTGAACAACATTATCTCGACGTTCCCGGCATCTATGCTCGTCTCAAACCTCTTGAGACCATCCCATGCAAACTTTGGCAGCTCGTAAGGCGGTTCCAATGAAGGGCTCATTTTCTTCTTGGGAGCATTATACGGATGACCGAGGGACGATTTCATATTCAAAGTGCCAATTCCGTTGTCTGACGTCCCATTCCGTATTTCAAAATCATTAAGAGGACGGAAAAAACCAATGTGGGGGCGGTATTGGGCTATCATCATCTCGCGAATATAGGGAATTGCCTCTAGGTGATATCGAGCACCTCGGTGATTGATCTGCTCTAAAGCGACCTGCCATGGCCAATTGGGAGTCCCATCGTCAAACTGCAAGAATGGTGGCGGACCGAACTTATTGGGGGGTATCTGAAACTCTCTTTCGACATCAGGAGCCATGAGTGCGCGTTTCACCTTGCTCACGTTGCTGCACCGAGATTTCCAATGCCCGATCACTTCGCACTCTTCGGGGTTAGGCACGTGGCGAAGTGCATGACGTTTATGCACTTCCCCAGCTTCGACTTGGATCACATCATCAACAGTTGTGACGGGAAGTTCCATATCGTTGCCAATGAAGACGTG